AACAGCGCCATTGAGTGTGACGGATTTTGTGCCGGGGCCACCATGCCCGTTAGTCAGCTTCACATTCAGGGGTTCATCTTTCGCTGTCCAGAAGTGACCATCAGGCATATACGCAGTGTTAATGACTGCAGGCGATGAACCGGACTGTGGGTTTGATGTCAGAACGCCAGTTATCTCATCCGTTCCAGACAAAAACTCAACCTTGGTATTGCCACCAAATCCTCCCATCGCGATTTGAAAAAGGCCGGTAACAACAATCCTTTTTCCTGACGATGGTGTAACAATCGTTGCTGTGATGGATGCACCACTAGCGACTCCGGTTTGTATTATATCCACCAATGCAGACTTGGGTACTTTAGGACCTATGTCAGATAATGCTTCCGCTACCACTGCCTACTCCAAGTAATAGTTAATCCACCCGCCAACAGCAACACTGCCGCCTCGCGCAATAACCAAGTCCTCTCCAGCGCCAGTCTTAAAGTGGCCGTCTGGATTGTAATTCGCTTTAATCCAGCCATTATTCAGCACACCCATATCGCCAGTAAGCTGCGTTCCACTTGATGTCCCAGCCCAGATAGTGGTTGATCCGGTAGTGCTACAGGTATAAAGAAAGTTAATTACAACAATCTTTTTACTGGAATCGTTTGGATGAAGCGCAGAAAAATCCAGAACGATTACGTCCCCCGTACCAGCCGCCGCATCTATCTTGGCAGAGTAGACCTCTTTCGGTGCTATGTCACGCAATCCTGCGCCCATAATAAGTCTCCTTAGTTATTAGGCGGTTGCAGCAAATCTCATTGCAGATGCACCTACTGTCGCCGCAGTACCATCTCCAATATTGCGGCTTACCCCTGAAGCTGTCCAAGCGGTTCCATTAAATACGAATGCAACATAGGAACCTGCCCCTCCTGCCCCATTAGTCAGGCCAGCCATAATTACAGAGTTATCTGTTGATATACTAATGTCTCTTGCCTCTGTACTAGAGGTTGCGAGGATGTTAACACCGGTAAGATGGCAGCCTACTGCAAAACTGCCATTTGCTGCCGAGCCAATAGTAATCAAATCGGTATTCGCTGCACCACCAGTATCCTGAACTACAATCCAGTCTCCAGCAGTTGAATTCGCAACCGTTGGAAGCAGGAATGTTTCAGCATCAGTTGTGTTCTCTGCATAGTAAGTATTCTTTACTAGCAAATTCGTACTAGCAGGCATTGCCGTTACTGGCCCAAGGACAGGAATATATGCCCCACCCGCGATTGGATGCCCAACAATTGCACTGGCAGCGTTGTAAATAACAGCTTTGCTTGCAGCAACAGTACCAGCGGTATTGTCGTTGATTTCAAGGATGTCCTTGATTTCCGTGTTAGCACTAGGCTCCGTAAGAGCAGATTCCAGTGCCATTCTCGATACAGGTGTCAGTGCCATTGTTAATGACCCTCCTTATTGTTTGTCGTATGGCTTAGCGCCATGCTTGTCCAAAATTTCGTTCCGTAATTGTCCTTTAGGCTTCAACGCTTCTTCGGGGTTCTCCATTATCCGCTGGGCGGCTTCTTCTTGTACTAAGTCTTCGCCTAACCTTACAGTCTCCTTCGGCTCCTTCCTCTCCCTGGATACATTGACATCACCCTCGCAGGCACGGTCAGTGGCTTCGCATACCTTTTTAATATGATTCTTCGGGCTGTCTGCTGGTACAAAGGCCATCGGATCGCCCGGAAATCTAGCGAGATTGGGAATGTATGTATCATTAGGGTTTGGGTTATACCCGTGCTTTTTAGCTACATCTGTCACAGCTTTTAGCTGCCTAGTATCTCCGTCGAACTGTTTATCCAGTGTACCATGGTTTGCTAAAAACTGCGCATCAGTCCTGATTGATGGCATTCTCCGGCTATCCAGGACTTCCCTCATCCTAGAATCAGGCGGGGGGGAGTCATCGCAGTTAATATATTTCCCATTAACTATCTTAGCTATTGTCCTAGACTTCATCCTGGCCCTTCCTTGCTCTGTCTTCAGCCTGTCGCCTCTGGCTCCTTGCCGCCTCTTCCGCTTTTTGTACCTGAATATTTATGTCGTTTTCCGCCTTGGCTGTGTCAATCGCTTCATTCCTCTCTGCGGTAATACTGCTGAGTAAATCCTCGCGGGATGCCTTTTCTGCGTCAAGCTGCATAGACAGAGCGTGCTTCTCGGAATCAAAAGTCATGCCTGCTTCATGCTGCTCCTGATCGAGCTGCATGTCATGCTCGGTGGTTGATACTTCACGCTCTTGCTTCGATTTCGAATCGCTTACATTCTGCTCCCTTTGCTCCTGGCGTATTTCCATCTCAAGTCCGTGCTGCTCGCTTCGGGTTCGGGCAAGAAGCTCGGCTTCCTGCTGGCGTATCTGGCCTTGCAGTTGAGTTAATCCGATCCTCGCTTGGTCAAGCTGCAACTTCGCTTCCGCCTGCTGTTGATCGGTCTTCGCCTTGGCCATGTCGCCCTGCGCCTTCACCATCATTCCTTGTAGCTTGGCCTGTTCAAGTGAAGCTTGGCTTTGCATTTTCATCTGCTCGTTCTGGGCCTTGGCCTGAAGTAATTGCATCTGAAGGTCAAATTGCTGCTTCTGCGCCTCTTGCTGGGCCTGTGCGGCCTGCGCCTGCTCTGGCCCAGGTGGTGGCGGGGTCCTCGGGCCGATTTCAAAATCGTCCATGTCCTGGTCTATAGACTTACCCCACTTGTCAAGCAACTTGTTAAGTGGCCCAGTGTCAGTAGTAGCGTCTGCATGTTTACTAAATTCGGGCATTGCTACGCTCATCACCTGAGCCATGTTTGATGACTCCCTGTCTTTATTAGGCTTCCTTACGCTTCCGGCAGCTACCGTACACTCAATCTCCCTGACGGTCTCCTCGACCGGAGCGTTAGTTATAAATTTATCCCACAACTGCGACTCAACTTCCCCTAGGACCTTGCTCACATCCTTCGGCTCGATAGCCCACCTCGCCACCATCTTCTCCTGCCTAGCGCACTGCTCCATCCAATGCTCCACCTGCTTGGCCATGTGGTCTGGACGGATATTCATTTGCGAGCGCTTCGTTTCAGCGTCAGCAGCGCTTCGGCTTTGTTGGGCCGTCATTCCATACAAAAGCTCCGACAGGCCAACCCTCTTCTCGAATAGGTCCGTAAGCATGGTGACTACCTGCCACATATCCGCCTTCATTTGCGGTTGCTGAATCCACTGGATCACTTTGTTGATGTCCCCGTAAATTTCCTTTACAGGGAAGATTGTCATGTCCTGGCCTTTTTTTATCCATTTCTCTACATCCTTGTGAGCGCTTTGAAGCACTGCAATAAAATCTCGGCTTGAAGACCAAGTCCTATTTACGATGTGAGATACGACTACGTTCAATGTAATTAGCTCACCAAGTCCAGGCTCTAACGGTGCTATGGGCCAAGCAGAACTTTGCGGGTCCTCTTCAGGGACTCTATGCCAGTAGTCTAAGCATATCACTGGCCACCTATCATCCTTCCAGAAAGGATACTCCCACTCCAAGAGTTTCTTTATTTCTTCTGTACTAGACTCGCCAACTTTCTTCGGGGGCGCGTTCAATGGGTAGTCAATATTAGGGGCAACTACTATTTTTACGTAATCACCCACCTTCTCAAACGCATCGTAGTACTCACTGTTCACGCCAGACAGTCTGTGGCCAGCCCCGCATTTAGAATAAATTTCGTAATAAGTTATAACGTCCTGCGTCTGTCCCTGCGCTCTGTCGTTGTCACCAAGGTCAGATGCAAACCGCTCCCCGTAACCAGTCCTGGTTTCATACGTCGCTGATTTACTCAACTTCCCCTTAAGGCCGTATTTCCTTTCCACATACCACACGGGATTTGTTCTCTTTATCGCCATCCACCAACACTCATTAGGGCCCAGTCCCGTGGCGTCAGGATCAAGGAGTAAGTCATCTACGGAGAGATAAGAGCATCCAGTCATCTTTACCTTGCTTCCAGGCATCGTATAGACTTCCGGCATTAAGCATCCTCTACCCTTTACAAGGGACTCCGTAATGGCTCGCATTGCATGCGTCTCAAGCCCACCCCCTGGCTGTTCTCCTGGGGTGTAGTTAAGCCAATGCTCAAGCAAAGAGGACCGTATCTTCCTTTCACTGTCCTTGAGTGCCTGCCCTTGAGTGGCAGTTGCGAATGCCTTTGAGGCTTCCTCTTGCTGCTGAAGCTGCTGCTGGATTTGCTGGATTTGCTGCTGCGCTTGCTGCATGGCCATCTGCTGTTGCTGCATCTGGGGATTTGCGGCACTAGCCGTTTGCTGGGCCTCTTGCGGGCTAACCCCCTGCTGTTGCTGGGCCTGGACGCCTGCCTGCGACTGCTGGGCTGCGGCCTGGGACGCCTGCTGGAGCTGCTGCATTTGCTGCTGCGCTTGCTGGAGCTGCTGCTGAAGTTGTTGCTGGAGTGTCGGATTGACCCCGAAAAGCTCAGGCAGCAACTCAATATGTTTCCTTGGAGTAAGTGTCCTTTGCGGGTTCTGCCAATAAAGCGTCGGCCCGTAAATTGAAACTAACTCAAAAGCTTTATTCAGGGTTACATGAAAATTCGGGGCGACATCGGTCCCTAAAAACTTCCTACGGAAATCAGGCTCCCACATGAAAGAAACGGACGCCTGAAAGAAGGCCGTACATTGCTCTGACACTTCGTTGAAATGACTCTTCGCCTCCTTGGCTAAGTCAATCTTAGATAGCCAGCCTTTAGTTAAGTGGCGAAGGGCATCCTCTAACTTACCTTTAGAGAACGGCTTAGACTCTTTTTTTTCTTCTGTTCCTGAAATCACGTAGTCATACCTGCTACTTCATCAGTAATGGGGCCTGTAAGCATATGCGGAAACCTGCGAAGGACCGAATTGACCCTCTGGTGGGTCATGCCGGAACCAATCCTCTGTGCAATTTCCGCAGCCCTTCCAGGAGAATCGCCAAGCTCCCTTGCAAGTCTTATCATTGTAGATTCGATTTCATCCGGAGAGTCTGAGTAATCAGTGTCGATATGCTCTACCTTCCCGGCTTCCTCGACTGCCTCTCTCTTTCTCTCCTCCGCTTCTGCCGAAGCGGACTCTTTCCTCTTCTCATGCTCTCCGACAATATCCCACGCCCCCCATCTCTTTAATCCTTGGGGTGATTTCTCGTGGTCAGGGTGATCGACATGCTTTACGTTAAGCATCGGTTCTCTTCGGCCAGTCGGGCTAAGTGTATAAAGTGTTATACAATCGCTATTCATCCTGGCTGTAACGGTTGCGGCGAACGGTTCTTGGTTTACGTCTCCGTGAGGAAACCAGACAACAGGATCGCCTATGTTCGGTGCATCGGGGATGTCCTTGGGCATAGCTTCTTCCTTGGGGTTATGGTGCTGAGCCGGGGCCAATATGAACTGGAGAGTCGCCGCCACGTTTGCTATCCTTCTCTCTCTTTTTCTTCAGTTTCTGGAACTCTTTCCACGCCGGAGAAGGTTCGGCAACTTCAGCGTCTGGTCTAATATACTCTGGTTCGGTACTAATGTAGTAGCGCAAGCAGTCCATAAGGTGATCCTTTTGCCTGGGCGCTGGCTTTTCACCCACTTCCTTTCTCCTTACCCCCCCGCTTTTCTTGTAGGCACCTATCTCATGATAGAAGTTAGGGGTCGTATCAAGCACTACCATAAGCTCTGTAGTTCCGTCTCCGCGTATATTCATGGACTCCCGGACGCGAGTGCATCCTGCCTCTACGTTATCAGCACCAAACGAGAATGCGCTGCCGGTGTCTACGGACCTTAGCCCACACCTCGCAAACGCCTCGCTGTAAATATGGTGCGTCGTTTCCCCGGCACCCCTTCCCCATCCGGTTTGCCTTGCAGCACGCTGATCAATCACAAAGGACTGGAATGTCTGGCCTCTCGCCTTAGATGTTATGGCCTTGGCAGCTTCATCTGCACTGTGCCTGTGTAAGTAAAGCTCATCGTAAATGATATGGAACTTGCCCTTGAACTCCCACAAAGGAGGAGTAGCACCGAATAGAACTGCTGTAGTCGTATGCCCAGGGTCAAGTACTAAGTCCCTCCTCCAGCTCTTCGGGGGCACTCCCCCATTAGCTCTCAGTATGTACGCTATCTCCCTTATTGTGGGATTTGATTCGTTCTGTCCTGGGTCATGGATACTTATCCCGTGTATGTCCTTAGAAAAGGAGGGGTACATTAAGATATGCCCAATAACGTAATCGCCCCGATCCCTTGCGGCCAAGACATCTTCTCCGTGGGCAGACCACCGCTTGAGCATCTTTTCTTTTTCTCGCTGGTCTATGAATTGGTTTTCACTGAACCGTATCTGAAATTCCTCGATATCCGGGCTGGCAAGGGCCTTCTCCTCCTCTGCCCTCTTGGACATTAGCATTAAGGCATGGTTATGGCTGTACGGCTGCGCAAGCCATAAAAGAACACCGCCTTTACGGAGACGAGACTGCCACTCCTCGACATGGTCCGGGTTCTCTATGTCTTCGTCTATGCATATCATGTTCGGCTCATCGCCTCTTTTTGCCGCGACAGATGTGCTTGAGAAAGCACGTATGATAGTTCCGTTCTTAAGGACGCACCGCTTGAACTGCTTAGCTCCTTTATTTTCCCAGGACCATTGGGAATGGTCTATAAGTCTTTGAGGTATGAGCTGCGGGACAGGCTCCATCTCTTTGGACCTTTCTATATCCTCTTTATCCCATGGGCGGAAAATTCTGTACCGTCCAGTCTCCTTGTCCCGTATCATTTTCATCCCAGACATCTCTGTGAATAGATATCTGTGAATTGTTTCTCCGATATGATCCCACCCAAAGCCAACTGTCCATATCAAAAGCGGAGCCTTCGGATACCTGAGTTCTATTTCCTCGCCGTCTATTCCAACCAGAGGTATTCCTGTTGCGGCAGATGCAAGCTCGGCAAACCCTGCACATGACTTCCCGGAACCTGCACCACCGCGAAGTATCTTCTCACTTGCTCTCGATAGATGGAACGCCTCTATCTTCCTGCTCCTTGGCCTATAGACGCGAATAGCATCACGCCTTCTTAGCGCACGCTCGGAAGAGAGAGCCTTGATTCTCTCGTCTATGTCAGTTATTACTGCCATTTACTGCGTCCATGTATTCGGGCTCCGGCTCCTTGGAATCTACGACTCTTAGTCCTGAGGCGTCAATGAGCTGACTGAGAAGCTGTGGCTCCCCGGAAAGTCTCGCAAGCATAAGTCTGGAAAGTTCTTCTTCAATCTCTTCGTCTTCAAGGTCGTCTATGTCTGGTGCGGTGTCTCGGTACTTAGTCGAAAGCTCCATGAGCCGGACAAGTCCATTCATTGCATCTATTGCGGTTTTGCTTCCAGGGTTCTCCTTAACTAACGTCATTAAGACAGTGTGGTGCATGTCAACGATTTTATCTAGGCTCCCGAACTTCTCTATGAGCTTAGCACAATATTCAGCGACATGAGGAGCTTCAACCTGGGTCCCGCGAAGCATTGCGGTAAACTCGGTCAAGGCAGACTTGAGCCTTTTCTTTTTTACGTCTGACCTGCGAAGCTTTGCAATCTCCTTATTACACCTATTGCACCAAGTCTTATTCGGGCCTTTACCAAAGCTATTCCTGGACTTCTCCTGGCCGCACTTGGCGCATACCTTGTGATTGCGAGTGGCTAAGGAACTGCCCATTACTTTAGTGTATTCATTTCTTTCTAATAAAAAAGGGCGTGACCCCCGAAAGAGCCACGCCCAGAGCTTTAGTGCTAGCACCAAGCCAACCCCAATATCAACGAATGTCCACTTCCACCAAGACCTTATTGGTTGCGTTGTATGCAACCTCAGTGTAGGCACTTTTCTTGAAGCGACCGACTACGTTGCCAGAGGCAGCAGTGGCCGTACCATCTCCAGTAGTACCGTCAATGTCAGTCTCTACTTGACCAGAAGTTGCAGAAAGAACGGCAAACCAGCCTTCTTTGAAGATTTTCTGGCTTCCGTGACTACCATAGGCAGTCCCCAAGTCAGCCGTGGCACTTTTCTCTCCGTCATTCTCGGCAGTAACCAAAGACGGTCCTTTAACAACCATGTAGAAAAGGTCGTTAGTTTTTACACCAGAAGAATGTTCGTCTACAAAGCCTGCAACTTGGTGGTCTGCACCACCATCAGCTTTTTCAACGCGAACTCCGTGGTAGCCAGTTACCCACTGTACGGCATCGCCAGCAGCGAGTGTAGTGCTTCCATCGACATTCGGTTCTACGTTACGAACAATAAGAACAACCACATCGGCACCAGACCGACGAGATTTCTTGTCACCTGTCGAATCAATATCCGGCAGGTAAGCAGTTTGCCCTTCAAGGTGATTAAGTGACGTTAGGTTATCGGTGCTGAACGCAGTCGATCCTAAAGCCGTTGCACCCTGGGCAAAGGGAAGTTTGTTACTTCGACTCATAATTCAAATTTCCTTATCGAAAAGGGTTAACGGACTAAAGGCTTGCACCTGCGCCAAGCTTACTGAAATGCTTGACGTTGTAACGAGCGTTTCCAAAGAAACCGATTAGCCACAAGTAGCCATCAGTGTTAATGTCGTACTCAGGTCCACGACTACTAAACAGTACGTTGTCAAGAGACTCCAAGCACATCTGATTGACGTTAAGCCCATAGCCAGTGGCTGCAGGAACATCAAAGTCGGCCTGAATCATTACGCCATCTTGGTTCAGCGTATCGGTAAAGCCAAGGTCATCGGCTTCTTTATGCGGAACCGAAATGCGATACTTGGCACGCATTTTGTTCTGATAGTCATAGAACAAGTCGCCAGACAATAAGTACAAGCTTGGGCGACCTTTTTTACCACCAGTAAGAGTTGTCCAAATGGTAGTTTGACCAAGAACACGCTCGCAGTTATCAGCCCACGTAGTCGATCCGGTTCCCCAGTTCGAGCTAGTGTAGTTAATTACCTTAGGAGTATTCCAGTCGTAATCAGCCGATCCGTTACCATCAGGCCAGTCAGTTGCAATAGTTGCATTTGGCTTAGTGGCAAGATTAGATGACCATGTTCCACCGCGAGTTGCAACAGCAGTGCTGTGCCCACCATAGGTGTCGTTAGGCTGGCCAATTCGATCAGCCGCTCCTGGTGTAGCAGCATCAAGAAACGACTCAAGGCCGTGCAGACGGTTAGTGTTTGCTGCGGCATAACCGTCAATAAACAACTCTCCGCAGAACCCATCCTGCAGGTCATCCATCATATCTTCGGCAATGCCGGAGTAACGATTGATAATAGCAGTCATGTCGCCAAGCATTAGACGTTGCTTCTCTGTCATCCTGTCAGACATTTTATATCCACGCCAGTCAATATTGAGCTGCTCGTGGAGGTCCGAACGCTGGAAGTTAATCACGCCATCGTCGCCATAGGCTTCGATAACACGCTGTCCAGCCTTTACGTCCCAGTAAAGTTTATGAGACGAAGCATTATATTTAATTCGTCCCTTTTGCGACAAGAGTGTAAGCAGAAGGCGATTACGGATAGTGTTATCCGCACGGCCCTTCAAGTAAGCAGGCGCTGCTTCTTTTAATACGGCTGCAAATTCGGCCATAGGAAATCACCTCTTTCTAACCTTTTGGTTGTAAATATCCCTTGTGAACTGCAAGTGCTGTAGCCAAAGAGCCAAGGGACGTATGCTCTGGCAAACCATCGGGGCCAACATAATTAGCCTGTGGTTGATTAGGGGTGTTAGGCATATACCCAGGAGGCGTCGGATTGCTCGGCCTGGAAAATGGCTTCTCTGTATACTGGTCTTTTAAATCTTGTGCTTGCGGTCGTGCTTGCGATTGCTGTTGTCCAAGACCGTTTGCAAGCTGTTGTTGAGTGAAGTAATTCTGAACCATTTGTGTAGCTACCTTATGCCTGGATTCTGGCTCAGCCATTCCATTCCTCCTGAGCATTACGTGCGCATCGTTTAATGCTCTCCCCACAGGACTTAATACAGGCTTTCCTGCACTATTAACTTGGACTGTTCCTGTTTTCGGGTCTTGGACATACAGAATTCGTTCATTCTGCTTGATAAAGTTCTCTGCCTTTGATTTTGTCTGATTTTTATCAAAAGCATTGCTTATTGCGCTGTCTATTCTTTGTTGAATTTGCCCTTCAAGACCAGCAGCCATGACGGCATTAACCGGGTCATCAATAAGCTGATTACTTCTATCCTGTCTCCACTCTATGTATTTATTTACTTTGTCGGCAATAGACGGGTCTACTGAACCAATGTAATCATTCTTAATGACAAATCGACCAGATGGGTCTTGCTCAACAAGTTCTGACCATTCTTCTTGGTATTCAGGATGCCCCATAGACTGAACTGGAGCAGTATAATCCTCCTGTGGACTAGACCCGCCAAAAAGACCTCTACTTTCCTGTTCTTCCTCCCGAGAACGACCCTGCATTTCTTGTTCGGCTTGTATGGCGGCAGCATAACGTGCTTCAGTTTCTTTAATTAAAGATTCGTCGTCATCATATTCATCTACCGTGTACCCTCGGCCTCGCATTGCCTCAATAACAGCAGTGCTTTTTTCAGGCTCTCGTGGAGGCTCTTCCTGCGCAGGGACTTCTGGGGCGTTACCGGAAACCTGGGGAGTCTCCATGTAGTCATCTGGGTTTATTTCTGGTGCTCTTTGTGGTTCATCCATTATTTTTTCTCCACTGGGGTTAAATGGGGCTTGTTATTATTACCAATCTTTTACTCCATGCAGTAGCCTTTGAGCAATTGTGAATGCGAAAAGCTGCACTTGATGGTATTTGAACCTGATGTATGATAAGCAATGGAGGAAAAATGTCATTATTAAGAGAACACGTAGTACCATTATCACAAGCAAAAAAGAAACTACCTGGCTCACCGTCCGAAAGCTCAATACGAAGGTGGGCAAAACGTGGAGTAAAAGGCAAGAAGAGTGGAGCTGTTCATAAACTAGAGGTGTGCTACATAGGAAACACTATGTACACAAGCATAGAGGCATTTGAGCGATGGTCAGAAAGAATTACTGAGGAGTTCCTTTAGTGTGTTGGATTTGGTGGGAAGACGAATGCTTTGACCCTCCCGAAACGGAGTTTGGGGATGAAATGCAAAAACTTACATGACTGGCGTAAAGTAATTGACCTGTCTCCTTATAGAAAGGAGATAGAGTCTGCCGCACAACAACGTGAATCCCAGAAAAAGGGGTACGCTTCTAGTCGCCAGTGGTCTAAGCAGGCCACGAATCTTACTGGGATTAAGGGGGAGTACGCATTCCACCTTTGCACAGGATTACCGATAGACCTGTCTCTCAATGCCCATGGAGATTTTGGCGCTGATTTCGTCTACGAGGACATTCTTTACGACATCAAAACCACGCTTTACCAGGGAAATAACCCCGCATTGCTAGAAATGCCGGGTAAAAAGCTCATTCCTCACGTTTATGTGTTAATGAGAGTGAGTGACTGGGAGGCCAGGGTTATTGGCTATGCAACGAAGAAGCAGATGCGGAACTCCCAGAAAAGAGATTTCAGTAATGGCGACAGGCTAAGTGTGCTTCAAAGCGAAATGAAGGAACTTGGCCAAGACACAATACCTCCACTGGTTCCTTCGGTTTCAACCGAACCCAGAATAGCAGAGCAAAGAAGTGCAGCACAAAGAATGCATACAGGTACTGTAATCACACTTCCTGAATGCGATAGAGTCCTAAACCTAGATAAAGGGCATTGCTTTCCGCACGGTCCTTTTGAAAGGCGGGAATCTAAGACAAGCCAGTTCAATGCTCTCTACTGCAAGAAGTGCGGGAGGTTCTACGGATACAGTCGTGACCCCCAGCTAATTGAAGACGATTAGAGTTTTGACTATTCAATTCACTATGATAAACTGAATACGCTCAAGCTCGTTCTCAGGGCGGCGTGGTCTGTCACACCTTGGCCGCGCCGCCTTTTTTACAGGAACACATTATGGGTTTCGATCCAAATCAACCTGGCTCCATGCCGAATTTCGGAAGCTACCTGGGGCAAGGCCAAAATTTCTCCGAAATGATTCTTGACCAGTTGCCAGGGGGGGGGGCGCAAGGGGGTGCTCATGCAGACCCTAATTATGCAGGGCCATCTAACAGAGAGCAATTCGACGCTATGATAGCTGGCACCTGGAATCCCCCGGAGGCTGATGGTGGGCCTGGCGCTGTTCAACCAGGTGTTGGCCCTAGCGGAGAAGCACAAGGTCCGTGGCTAGACGCCATACGATACGGTGTTGACTTAGACCCAAGTAATCCAGACTCGGATGCGAGGATTCAAGGTGCGTATGACCAAGGATCACCAACGGAACAAGCTACTGACCTGGGGTTTTTAACTGCAGACGTAGATGAACAAGGTAATCCAACTGGAACACATAGTTTCTCTGACGAAGTATCTGGCATTAACCAAGAGATGGGCCGTGTCTTTGGTGAAGGTACAGACGAGGCCCATAAATTCATTGGCGAAATGGGCGGAATTAACGAAGCCATGACCGCAGACTGGAAATCTCAAATTCCCGATAACAATGAACGTGGATTTGCAAAGCAGTCAATGAACCCAGAAATTTCACAACTTGGAGGCGGCAGTAATTACGATCAATTTCTTGCTGGCCTGCAGCATGGAACATTTGGAACTGACGGTTTTGAAGCTCCTAATTACACCGTGACTCCTGGAAGTCAACTTGGGCTAGCACCTGGCTATAGCATTGTAACGAGAGGACACGGTGCTGGCGGCACAACTACGGATGATTATGAAAGCCAGGGGTGGGGCCAGGGCTGGGAAGGTCCCGGTTGGGAAGGCCAGGGAATTGGCGGCGACACAGGAATGTATGACGATACTCCATTGTCAAGCAATATGACAAATGACGGTTTTGCAGAACAGTCACTTAGTCCAGAGCGTGCAGCTTTTAGTAGTAGCAGTTCTGGCGGTGCTGACTGGGGAAGTGAACTAAGCGAATTAGACAATACGTATGGTGGTCAAAATTCCCCTTACAATTCCGGTGGGAGCGACTGGACGCCCTCAGAATATGGACCAGAAACACCATACAGTCCCGAAACGAAAGATTGGGAGAAAACGGAGTGGCAGAATTACGGTTCCCCCGGTGAAGAAATGATGGTATATGACCCCGGTGCAGCAGCAGACGCGCATCGAGGGGCAAAGTTCACGCGAACTGGCAGCGAAGTAGAGGACCCATACACTGGAGAACTTTATTACGAGGGAGACCAGCCAGATGGGCAATGGAAATTTGATCCTTTGGGAAATCTCATACAGCCTAACTTGGGTACATTTGCAACTGGTGGTGGCGCAGTACAGGGTGCGCAAAGCGCACATTACGGAGATACTGGAAACTGGGGTCAAGCTTCTGATGCCCAGAACAGGTCACCACAATACTTTTTCTATGGTGGAAGCATGACGCCATCAACTATGGCAGAGTCACACCCATTATCATAAAGGATATTTGCAATGGGCACTTTCAGCGATGACGTAATTAGTGGCGCACTTCAACAAAACATATCTGCGACGAATGTCGGTGAGACTGGTGGTCCAGTCCCGCCTCCTGCACCGGCGGGTGCTGGGTCAATCCCAGTTAACCCAGGCCAGGGCCATGACCCAAATCAAATAACGCAAGTAAACACAGGGTTTGGGCCACAGCCTCACTTTGGCGGCCAAGTGCTCAGCACCAACCCTGATGGCACACCAATAGATGACCCAAATCCTCCGATGGATATACAAGTTGGCCTTACGGGCCAAGGCTTTGGAACGAAGATCGACATGCCATCAACAGGGATGGCTCCAAACCTGAACAAAGAGGGCCTAAATACTGCTTTAAATGCAATAGCTCCTAATCAGCGTGGTGGCAAAACCAGGGACCTGATGACCCAGGTTTTGAAGAAGTATTACCCTGATTTAGCCCCTGAAGGGTACACTCACTTGCTTGGTGGCATGGACACACAATCTAAGGCAGCGATGGATAAGCGGCGGGCTTATGGCCAAACCGAGGAAGGCAGGTTCGAGAGTAGAACCCAAGGTATGACGGAACAACAGAAAAACCAGGCTCGGCATCAGCAAGCAGAGCAGAAACAGAGGGAGGATCAGCATAGAGCGGCGCTTCTGGATGCTCAACGAAGAGGAATTCCCATTGCCCCGACCATTGGTAATCGTCCTAGGAAATTAGGGGTTAGAAATGTACCAAGTCCACGGCCCGGCTTCTAAAACCTAGGAAAGGAGAAAGCAATGCACCCATCTAATTTATTAGGGGCTATGATGGCCACCGGGGGATTTACCGACGACGCAGCCAAGTTATTTACTGGGCAATTGTCGAGAGAAGCCTCTGAAGGGGTGGTGGGGAGTGGCGTCA